TCTTAAGCTCTGCCTTTAGTTTGTCATGGGTGCTCTTCTTAGCAGCCTGACGCTCAGCAGCATCTTCGGCTTTCTTTTTCATACCACGTTTTTTATATCCTTTCCAGCAAGCCATATTAGCATCAAGGTAGAAATATAGTGAAAGGTTTCAGAGGGGCAAGCGTTAATGACAATAAAGTCACCCATGACTAAGTTACCTTTCAGCTTTATTTATGCATCGTAGGTTTTCTTTCCACCTTTGATGTATCCTTTACCTTTGGCGTCTGAGAAACGAATTCCTCTGTTCTTAAGCTCTGCCTTTAGTTTGTCATGGGTGCTCTTCTTAGCAGCCTGACGCTCAGCAGCATCTTCGGCTTTCTTTTTGAACTTCTCCAAACTACGAGTTTCTGTTGCAGCCTTACGGGTCTGCATGGCAGCTAGACTTTCTCCCATGGTGTCTCCTTCTCCTTCTGTGGAATGAACGTCATCTGGATTCTGAAAATCATCATCAGAGCCATAACCATTCTCCCTACCAAGACCATAGGAGCCTTTCTCCTGCTTCTTGGTTTTAGGACACTTACAATCCTTTTCAGATTTTTTGCACTTTTTGCAAGCCATAATCTTTACTCGGGTAGTTTATTTAGCATACCCTCCTTAATGAGCTTCTGTAGCTCGGAGGTTGAACCAACAAATACTGAGTTGTTGGTCACGTTAGTCTGGTTGTTGTTGACAGTTACTGTATCAAGATCCTTGACCTTCTTCTGAAGCTCTAGGAGCTTGTCTGCGGTGTCTGCAACGTTTTTGATTAGTCCACCTACTACTTCGTAGGAACGGGCGCTGTCTCCCTCTGTAGCTAGCTCTAAGGCGCCATTAACGGCTTCCTGTCCCTTTTCAATGAGACTGTAGAGCTGAGCCCTGGTGTACTCATAATCCCGATCTGAATCTGACATTGTGGTAAGACCTGAGGTTTCTTCTAACGAAGCTTCATCAGATACATTAGTTAGATCGTGAACTTTGTTTTCCTTTTCTACAGGTTCCTCAACAGTTTCAGCTTCTACATTTAATGCGGAGTTGATTGGATCAAAAGTGCTCATGGTGTGTAATCCTCATTCTGTGTAGGACTGTATACCTTGGAATCTGTATAGACGATTGTCTCGTCAGAGAACCCAAAGTCATCGGTTGGTTCCGCATCCGCCGGATCTGGGGTCGTAATATAACGAACCTCGCGAGGTGCGTTGCGGTTAACATGGGTGTGGTAGTCAACCTGAACCTTACGGATGAGACCTTCTCCAGTATCGCTAACTGGACCAAAGAGATAAGTCTTAGCTGTAAAGTTTAAGGTGTAAATTAGAATTCTCCTTGAGGAGAAATCACCTTCATAGTCATCGCTAAAGTTGATGCTGTCGAGAACAATGGGAATGTCTCTCTTCTCACCAATGGAATCTACTAGGTCAACTGTGATGTTGAATGAAGGCTGGAAATATGGGAGNATTTGCTCAACGATTTGTAGAGCGTCCTCATTTAATTTTGAAAGAATGTTCAACTCAAAGCCTACGTTGTATGGCACAGGAAGATAAACGCGCTTTAGCGTCTCACCGTTCTCCAAAGTCTTGAACTTTTGAGTTGGTTGGGTCTTTCTAGTGCCGTCGTATTGGATGGAATTCATCTCAAACGACATACGGGGCAGAGTGATCTGCGTTGGTTGATCTAGGTTTGCCTGTTGAGTTAGACGCGCCAAGAACTTCTGCATAGGACCATAAGCCAAGGGCACAGTCCATGTCATTGATGACATTGTTGTCCCGATCGACTTTGCGGATATGCATTATCTTTGAATAGGTTGCCAAAACCGACAACTGTCTTCTTAAAGATTTCGTGATAGAAGTATTCGTTCACGATCAGTTCGAGTAGATCATTAACTATTTAGTCAAACTTCACCAAAAGGATTGAATTGGTTAAATTCATCGTCATCAACCACAACTTCAGCAACTTGCTCAAACTCTTCATTTTGTGAGTATGCATCGGCAATNGTCTGGTTAGTATCGTAGAGCTTGACTGCATATCTGGCACCTGAGCTCTCACCCTCAATAATCTCGCCGGGCTTGAATAGGATGTCTCCATCNTCGGTTGGATCAATGTTAGTAACTTGCAACTTAAACTCAGGAGCATCCCAAACACGAGCACNTGCTCTTACACCAGACTCCTCACCAACGATGATTTCATTGTATAGGAAGTTGCCTGTACCGGTGATAGCAGGCGCTGAGACAACCGCTGTGGTTGTGGCATCCAAATCCTCACCTGGATCAGTTACAATGGCTTGTACGATCTTCTCGCCGTCTGTGAGAGCCTTACCCCGCGCAACAATGTTATTATCGGCATCGTATACAACGATGTCAGCATCTTCTGGATATCCAGCACCTTGATTAGTGACCTCGAAGTTAACAATACCTAGGCTAGCTGTATTTACCCCAGCTCTGATGACGGCACCGTTTCCACCACCACCTACTACACGTACTTGTGGATTATCCTCATAACCAAAACCACTATTGAATACTACGAGCTGCTTAATTGCAGGCTCTTCTAAGTTAGTATTAGGTGCTGTTAGTAGAGCTATGACGCTAGGATCTCCACCGATAGCTGGACTATCAATATCAATAGTTGGTGGAGATGTAAAACTATTGCCTTCGTTGAGGATAGTGAATTCTCTAATATAACCAGTGGCTAAGTTGATATCAACAGTTGCTCTATTGCTTAGTGGAACGAGATCAATCGTTGTAATGTTACCCTTATTAAGAATAGTTGAATCGATCTCATCGATAGATGTCTGTAGAACTTCATCTTCGTACTCGAATAGTTCGCACTGCAATTCATATGTATAGTTGGTGCCGAGCTGATAGAATGGCTGCTCATGCTCGACATACTTGATTTCAAAAAGTCTTCTACCTAGTGGGAAGTAGATTAGGTCTCCCTCTCTAGGTCTCTGAATTGTAATTAGTTCTCCATCATTCTCAGGGCTATTCATTAGAAATAGCATTCTGGAATTGAGGAATGGCGCAATGTAATTCTCATAGCGCTCACGAGAGAGGGTCAAGGTGACTTCATCTTTGACTTGAATGCCAAACTTTGACATAATGTCGCCTTGACCCGCATACCCATCGTAGTTATTGAGATAAGCCTCAATAACAAAGTAAGAACGGAACTCAGAGGAAGTAACCTCCCTCATGATGGTCGCTTCCCTAATAAAATTACGTGGGATGTAATAAACATCCATGCCGTACATGCGGAGCTGCTCATTAATGAGGTCCTGCATTAGGTTTTGCTCTGTAGTAGCGCCGTGTAAAAAGAAGGGATTGACGACCATTGTTCTTTATCCTACGAAGTCGAGTGGGGGTAGCTCGTAATAGCTAGACATATCGTTCTTTATCTCTTCTAGCTCTCTTACACCGTCATCGTAGATCTCTCTACCATTCATCTCAATGCCACCAGGAAGCTTGGTGCCACGGAACTTAATTAAGTTCTGACCCCACTGCTTCTTAAGAGCGGCAACATAATACTTCTTGACCCAGCTATCGTTATAGATCTGATGGAACTGCTCGGGATCGAGAGCTCTATAGCAGTCAATAACAATAAAGGAGCCAGCGGCTACGTTCTGCCAGTTGATATCAAGATATAGTCTATCTTGACGCTTATTAAAGCGGATCTGTGCAGATGGATTGTATAGCATCTCATACATGCTATACCACATCTTACCAATGTAGTTGGTAATCATGTCGTAACCACCCCACCAGCCCATGCCGCCGAGATAGCCACCACCAACAACGTATGGTGATGCACCAGGACCTAAGCCACCGCCGGGGAAGAAGCCGCCGCCACCACCGCCGCCAGTAGAGCCTCTGGGGGTGAAAACTTTTTCAACTCCGATAATGTGATCGGGAATTTGAATGTAGTTGGAGTTCTCACTGAACCTTTGAGGAACAGCTATATTACCTGGGTAAATTTGACTAGCACCAGTGGCACCAGGATATACACCAGTAGAAGTTGTGATACCTGGATTAGAACCTAAGCCCTTCCCCCGGTCAATCTCTTCTTGGGTAAATTGATACTTTAAGTATGTACGGATAACACCGTCGTAATGGCGCTCCTGAAAGTATTGGATGGTGTCATCCAAAATATCATCCAATTGCTCATCGGCGATGTTAATCTCCAATACAGGCGCTCCTAGGCGCCTTAGAGCGTATTCTACGAGCTCTTGTCTGCTGCTTGGCTTTGCCATCAGAATTGACCCCCATCTAGAGTGTCGCTAAAGGCAGTTGCATTAGTTACTGGGTTAACAGTCAAGATGCAAGTAGAAGTTTGAATTTGACAATCATTTACAAATGGAGAGAATACTTCACCATTCCATACTGGAACAGANCCGCTGGAAATACCAGTAAAGTCGGTATCTGTTAGAGACTCTAGAGATGAAGGAACACCCTGTGAGACTACACGGACAACATTTCTTTGTCCAATCTGGTCGAGAATGTTTGCCATCAGTTACTCCTCTCGTTATCTTTGCTGGTTGGGGTTGCCTGTACCCACTGAGCGCTGTCTTCATCCTGATAGTAGACATACATACGTCCTTCGACGCTGTTCCACCATAGGTCTCCAACGCGTGGATCTGCGGGCGCCTCTGGACCAACCGAAACCGGTGGTGTAGATGGCTTGATAACTCCTGATTGCATGTCGGTTACTCCTGGGTTTACTAGAGCCATGCCCTCAACCGCTCGATAGACTTTACCATCGAGTTTTCCGACCAAAACTACATCATATACATATCTACCTTCCTTTAAGACGGAAGTTTGGGCAGAGGTAAGTGAAATAATAAACTCTCCTGCCTTAGGTTTGGGAATAGTTACAGCGAACTCAACACCAAACCGTGCGCCGGCGTGCTTTCTTAACTGACCCACAGCACTAAACTGTGTTAGGTTAATAGGTACAGCTGTACCAGCATCGTCCAGCTTAAAGCTAGCAGAAAAGTCAGCACCTTGATCAATTATGATATTTGATACGTA